CCTGCCCCCGTACCTGATGAACCACCAGCTCCTCCCCCCCCCGCGCCGCAAGTTAGTTGCGTAATTTTGCCCGCGATGGCAGTAGAAACAATGCGCGGCAACGAAGTTCCTTTTGCTCCACCCGCTTGTGAAGAACTCGCCTTAGTAGATAAACGCCCGTATGCATCCGTTGAATTGACCAGATTAGAGTTGGGGTTGTTTCCATTAGAACCGTCCGTATCATTTGCTCCCGCCGCGCCACCCGCCGCCCCCATTCCTGACGCATCTATGTTCGGTGTGGTAGAAGAGGTAAGTGTCAATGCACCTTGTGATTTGAGAATGATAATTGACCCATTTGTGTGCGGACTTGAAAACGCCAGTTTGCCCGTACTGGTAATAGAAATGGAGGTATAATTTTTTACGACTACCGCCGCACTTCCAAGATTTATCGTGGTTGTACCAGAAGTAATGGAAAGCGCGCCATCTGCTCCTGTGCCGCCAAACTTTATATTGACGCTTGCAAAATACCCCGTACCATCTTTAAGTACCTTTGCCGTAGCCGCTGCAAGTGTCGTTGCCCCCCACCATGTATTCCCGTTTGCATCCACATGGAAAGAGTTTGCTGTTGTCGTATCGGGAATATCAAGCGTGTTTGCGACAAGAGCACCTCTAAAAGTGCCATCATTAGCTTCTAAGTTGCCCTGGTCATCCAATTTCCACCCCGCAACACCCACTTGAAAATTAGGCGACTTGAACTCCCCCTTGATACTTGCCCCTCCAGGTGCAAGGATAATACCTCCCTGCAAGGGAAGTTCAATTGTATTTGACTGTAGATTTTTCGGTTCTGGTTCCATGCTTTTAACGCAATACCAAACTTCTAAATTGGGGCGTGGTATTTGTCGCACCCGTTGTCAGTTCAATACGAAATTGTATAAAATCCAATCCTTTCAAATTGAGTTGAAAGAAATACGATTGGACAGCACCCAACGTTGCAAAATCAAAAGTATTAAGAGTAGTAAAAGAGGCAGAAATGTCTGTCCGATACTTAATGCGTATTCCCTGCCCCGTTGCTAGTGGCGCAACAAGTGAAAAGACACCCTGATTAAAGTCGCGTTTAGTCTCTGCCGAACCAACATTGTAAAACGGACTTACAAAATATCCACCGTAAGAAGTTACACGAAGTGTATTTGTCGTCCGGTCTATGCCGTAACTAGAGCCGTCCTTCCAACCGACAATAAGTTGGTCACGAGCAATAGAAGCAACCGCACCAACAAAGACAACGCTTGAAGAACCATCAGAACCCGTACTGATAAGATGTTCAAGCGTGAGAATATTCCCGTTCGCCGTGCGTATAAGAGACCATACGCCCATTCCATCAATACTATTTGTCCCGTCTCCCTGCAAACCGAAAAATACTCTACCTTTGTAATGACATACCGCGCCAGGGTAGAATTGGATATATTTTCCTCCTTCTGTATCGGCGATATAAGATGGAATTTGTGCCGCAAGCGTAGCATCTGCTCCATTTGAGATATATATTTTCCCGCCAATTCCCGCAAAAATATAGAGTAAGTTATTGACTGTTAATAGAGCATTGGCTCCATTTTCTTTTAACTTAATAGGTGAACCGAAAGAGGAGCTACTTCTATCCCACGGGAATATATCAGCAACTTCAAAGTCATCTATTGCGCTCCCCATCCAAGTTCCACACATCAAGTTATTACCCAGTTCCTCTAACGATTTAATACGATAGTTGGGCGGCAAATCCAATGCTTGTGCAGTCCATGTATATGTTGACGCTGTGCCTGGAGCAAAAGTAGAGCCGCTTGCTTCATCAAGAGAAAAGACAAACTTCCCTGCGCCGCCATAAAGTTTGTTATCGTTGAATGAAACCAACATCGGATGCCACAAAGAATCGGAGGTAATAGTCTGCCACGAATTAGACCACGAAGGAGAACCTGAAAGCGGCCCATAGACATCCAACGCAGCCGCACGGGCAACGAAAAGATAATCCTTCCATATCATCATGCCCTGTCCCGAACCCCCCGCCGTCTCTCCCGCGACTGTAGTCCATGTATCACCAGAATCGGTTGATTTATAAACTTGTCCGCCTGCATCAAGTGCAAACACTTGCCCTGCAGTAACAGGGTCTTTCACTATCCACAATGTGGTATTGGTTACTACAGAGGCAGATTCCTTTGCCAACAGATTATTCAATCGCACTACGCCGGGGAGAGTAAAGATATCCAAATTACGACAGTCGCCAAAACCAACATGCGGACTTGCGGCAATACCGACACTTGGTGCTTTGATTACAAGTGGATTCATCTATTAGAATCTTGTGATTGAATAAAACGACTACTCCGGTCTTGGGCAAAGTACAATTCTCCCGAACCCGCAACGGTTATGTTTACCGCCGTACCCCCTTTACTTGTAGACACCTCAAACTCATCAGTCGTCAATGCGGTTGAGATGACAAAATACCAAGTATTGAGGGAAAGCCCCGTAGGGAGCGTTGTTTCCGTTGCAAAGGTTACGCGGTCTCCCGCCGTGAGTCCGTGTTGTTTTCGCAAGAAGACACCTGGGGAAGCAACAGTAACCGTACAGCGTTTGAGAAATGTCTGTCCGTCATAATATGCGTCCCGTTGTGCATTTGGCTGGGACATATTTATTATCGATAAGTAATAGTAGAAGTCGCTTGCGTACCACCCCCGTCAAAGACCACGAGAAGCCCATTATTCAGTACTGCGTCAATAACATAAGTACCGACACCGAGATTATTCGGAACGGAAGCAACAAGGATTGAGGAGGTCGCCATACTTGCCGCGCGGAGCGTAATATTGGAAGTAGTTGCGTTGTAGAAATTAGTATGCCCGCCTGCTGCGCCCGCCTCTGTTACGATGATTGAACCCAATACCGCTGCCCCCCTTTCATCCGCTTTCACATCACGGAGCGTCTTCACAGCGGGAATACCGTAAGTTGCACCTGTAGAAGTGGCGAACATCTCTCCGCCCTGACTCACACTTGCACCTGCTTCTTTTGGTTCATGAAACACGATAGAAGTAACCAAAAGAAACACAACGAGAAACCAATAAAGATATTTCATATGGACTGAACAATAAATTACTAAAAAAGGACTACTAATAATCTATTCCCAGTCCACACTGGGACTGGAATGTTTATCTAACCAAGTCAAAGATTTGATGACAATTACCACCGAAGGTGTATCCGTAAGAAACGCCCCCCACATCTGCGCCAGTTACCGTCCAATTAAAGTTTGAGTTCGGTGGCGCCACATTTTTCACTTGATTCTGCGTTGTACTTGCTTGCACAGTGAATATACCGCGTCCACCCGATGCAAGAACAAAGTTATCTGCAATGATGGAAGTCGTCGCGGAAATAGACGCCGTAGAACTTCCAAAGGAAAAGCGTCCGATAGAAGAAGTCCCTGTGTTTATCTCCAGAACGGATTGTGTCCAGGTAGAGGTTGCGGCGGGACTAACGATATTACACACCGTTGTTGACGCGGTACGGAAGTTTCCTTTCTGATAGACCCTCTCTATTCCACCAACAGTCAAGTACCCATAAGGAACTTCGGGACCCGTCAATGCACCAACTTTTTTCTCTTGCTGTGGTGGTTGTGTAGTGGGTACTTGTATTTCTTTGGGTGGTCGGAAGACGCCGATAAGTCCCAGCACTAATGCAAGGACAATACCTGCACCTCCTATGTATTTCATATTCATGAAGTTTGAGGAAAATAACTAATAAAAAAGACAACACTATTTAAGGTCAGTTGCTTTTCCACCCAACTCCTCATAACGCCTGATGAGGTCGCTTTTCTTTGCTTCAAACTTCACTGGGTTCTCTTCCCTATAGCGTTTGAGCAGGGCAAGAAACGACTCTTTTGTGTGAGTCCTTGTCTTCCCCGGAGACACATCTACCGTCCCTAATGCATTATTAGCCATGTTTTTTTGCTTGTACGGACTGCGTGGGAGAGGCGGGATAGCGGTGCGGTCGGCATATAAACTCCTCCCCCGCGCAATCCGCACAAAGCGGATTAGCGAATAAATTACGCAATAGTAACATCAACGCACAAACCAGTATTCTGCGCCCACAACTTAAAGCCAACTTGAGCTGAAACTGCAATCTCTTTCCCTGTCTTACCTGATACACCCTTCTCATCGTACTCATAACCTGGAATGACAACCGATGCCGCCCCTTTCACACCGAATACGCGATGGTCTAGATTCGTGTAAGTGGTTGAGCCGAGAGTCTCGTTGGCGTAAGTACCCGAACGTACAACATAAATGTCTACGCCCGCTTGGTTACTGATAAGTCCATTCCGCAAAGCGGCGTCCGCAAAGTTAAAGCCAGACGCCATCTGCGAAGCGATGACTCCAGGCAAGTCGGTATTTTCCAACACCAAGAAAGTATCTGTATAACCATCCGTGTACCCAGCCACCTTTGAGAGAAGGTTGGATAGAATAGTCGCCCAGTTTGCTTGGGTAGTAAAACCACCTGCGGGAGTCGTATAAGTTCCTGTCGCGTCTTCACACAAGTTATTGAGCACAAAGCGGTCAATGCCGCGTCTCACCGCATGAGCCATTTCTTCCATACGAGTCGCCATAAGGTTGAAATTGCTCATTTTCTGCTCAAATCCGTAGACATGCTCGCCGTATGCTACCTCGTCAGTTACCGTAAGGTTATCTTCAGTTGTCGTCCACGCAGATACAGAGTACGCACCAGCTGAAGCCAAAGCGGTTACTGCCGCCGTTGGCTGACTGCCGTACGGATTCTCCATATACCGCACACCCGACATATCCAACTTACAGATTGCCTGCGTAACGAGAGCCGTTCGCAAAACCTTCTGCATAGTCGCGCTGAAATACTTGCGGCGCCATGTGCCGCTAGTAGTCGCTGTGCCTATGGTATTTATAAAAGTATATTCTTTATCTCCTCAACAAACGCAAATCGCGTTTATAGAGTTCGTAAAGAACAACCTATCTCCACTATCCCCTTTTTTATATCTTGGGCTTAGTTGACTTAGCCCGCGAGTTGAAACGCGCTTCTGCAAGAGACGCAATGCCCTCATCATCATCGGGTACCAGTTCACTCCCCTCTGCCTGTGAGAGTAATTTGTCGCCCGTATTCACAGAGACAGGCGGTTTTGTTCCTTTCATCCGCACTGCTTCCGCCGTCGCACGCTCCTCCGCTTTCTCTTTGAGAATGGTTTGCATTGTCTTATCTTTAAGTGCTTCCGTTACTGACAATTTCTTGTATGAAGCATAGGAAAATACTTCATCCAAGTCCTCCGATGATACTTTCGCCTCATTGAGCGCAAGGTAGTCCTTCGGAGACAAATCACCCTTCTCTTTGGGTTGTTCTGGGGAACCACCCTTACCCTTCAACTGCGCTTCCGCTTTCTCGGCGCGGATTTTTTGGTTTTCCGCAATTTCACGCGCCTTTACCGCATCATCCGCCTTTTGTCGGAGCGACGCCAGCTCTTTATTGAGCAACTCCGCCTTCCTTTCACCCATCTTTGTCTGTTTCTCATCATCAGAAAGAGATGAAATGGATGTCTGGAACTCACCGTCAGCGTCTATTGTCTGTTGGATTAAGGCGTCCAACTTCGCCATTTCTGTTTCCATAGTTCGTTGATAAGGCGGTACAAACGCCGCCAAAAACTAATAAATAAAAATCACTTCGTACTATCCTTTTTAAGCCGTGTCGTGCGGTCTGCAAGTGTTTCAGTTTTTCTACCCGCTAACATACGGATTTGCACCAAACGGCTCTCCAAGAATGTCAATGCTTCCTGATGCGCGATAACTGCCCGCCGTACCTCATCCTCTGATTTTTGTTCGTAATCACCGCGCATTTGTATATCTATCACCAACTCCCATTGTTTACTGTCCCCATTCTCAACTATGTCAAGAAGTCGGTCAAGCCCTTTATCAACAAAACGCACCGCATCTTGTCGTCCGAGGACATGACTTTTTGTTTCTCGTGTCAAGTTGTTCGCAAAACTGGGGGTGAGCCAGCGAGAGGCAACATCCATAATACCATCATCAGAAGACATGCGCGGGTGGAACAATTTGAGCAAAACCGCATACACATCAGTTGAGATTTGATTCTGTATTTCCTTCACTTGCTTATCAGATAATTCCTCCTGCCAAAAAACCTTCCGCACCAATTTTAGGAGCAAGTCGTTTTCCTTGAAACGAGAAAGGAGTCCAAGTTCCGCATCGCTATACGCCCAGTTATCGGCGGATGGGTTGTCGACATACGGAGAAGGAATTGTGGGCATATTTTATTATTTTACTACGGGTAATGGTTGATTATTATAAGGTGAAGGAGTAGAAGTCGCAACGGGAGACGGCACAGAAGTAGATAATTCAATCGGTGAAACTGTACCAGTCAAATTGAGTATCTTTCCAAAAAGCATTTTCGCGTTCGGGTCTTGCAAAATAAGTGGGTTAGAAGCAATGGTTTGCAGAATCGTAGAGAGTGTCGTGAGCGTTACCTGTTTGTCTATCGCCTCGTTAGTTATTTCTATGATAACCTTATATTCAAAATCTTTCAATACTTCTTTCCAAGTTTTTGTTGCTATCGTACTCGGCTTGAAAAAACGTTGATTGCCCTGCAAAGCAAGTGAGTTCATAAGTCCCGACTTCTCTGTTTCAATGCTCATTTTCTGCAAGTCCTCCGTTACTACACCGCCCGAGAGGATAATCTTTTTTATTTTCTCGTTGCTTCTGCGAATTGCCTCTGCGGGTAAATACATCTGGTCAATTTCTTTTATCTGTTCTTCACGGAGAATTGCCGAAATCTCATCGGCAGTATCCATTTTTGTTTTGAGATATGGAATGACTTGCTCGCGCAATATTTCTTCTAGGGCAAGGGCTTTATTTTCACGCATCACCTCAAACAGAGAAGATGCTTGTTGTGTAAGAAGTGCGCCGAGAGCATAGGGTGTTCCCGAAGGTAATGTCTCACCGCGCACCGCTTCGGGGGTAGAAGTAATCTCGCGCGAAAGATTGACCCACTGGTTACGGAAATCTGTAATCGCCGCCGCGTTTATCGCGCTATTATTGACTTGTGTAAGCGGCTGATTGGGTTGATGAGTAAAAATCTGCCCAACTTCTATATTCGTCAACACATTTCTGTGTACATAATTCTGGTCGGCGGTCTGAAAGATGAGTTTTGAGGCGAGGTCAAGATAGTCCTTTTGAAGTTTTGCCGTATGGTTCGCCATCCACTGCGCATCAAAGAGATACTCCACCGCACCAATACCAAGAACACGGTCATCCTCTTGAATGAGATGCGTAATACTGTACGGATGTTTCTTCTCTCTCCCACGGTAAAGGGAAAAATCTTGATAGCCGTCAGTCGTGTTTCCTAGAAAAGAGATGACATGCATTTGTTGCACATAATTCGTCTCGTCATCTTTTTTGGGATTGCGTTTAAGAAATGAGAGAGGTAATTTCCCGTGTACCTCGTATATCTCATAAAATCTATTTCGCGAGTCAGTTTCTTGCGGTTCGTCACTACGCAGTTCTCGCTGTTGTGCGCCCGAGTCAAGGAGAAGTTTTACCTGTTCTTTGTCGTATGCGGGGTCTGCACGCAGTTGTTCTTCAGTCAGATAAAATCGCTCTATTGTTGCCTGCGAGTCAAAATCCACCAAATCAACAATAAGACGACTCCACGGAACTACTGATAGTTTAAGTTCTCCGCCCTGTACTACCGATTTGATGACCGCCGAGCCATAACGCGCGAGCGTTCGCCCCCACTGATTGAGAAAAACGCCAAAGTTCTCTTCCCGCATCCATTGTTCCAAGAGCACTTGCAAAATATACGCAGTGAAAATCTGTTCATTTTTTGCGGCAATTATTCTGATGTCTTTGCGGTCAATGTCAGTAGCGCGATACCACACATTAACCGCCGCCGAGCAGATGTTGAAAAACGGCTTTTCTCTACCCAATGAATCGGTAGAGCCAGAAGTATGTTTGGAATTGAGGTAGGCGTCTATCGTATTGAGCGTATCGTAAAGCGACCACGAAACATACCTTCCAATCTTTACCGTTCCGTTGGTAAAGTTTTCTTCCGCGTCGCGGACAAGTTTACATACGCTCGTTTGCATATTTTCGTATAGAAGTGTGAGCAGAAAAATATGAGATGTCAAGTGCGTAGTGTGTGGATAACTCGTGGGCGAGTTCGGCCAAACATTCCTTTTTCGCTTTTGCGGGGAAATGCTCGCAGACAAAATGATACTGCTTCGCATACGCTTCTAACTCCTGTTGATAACGGAAATCCTTATCGTACAAATAATGCGCCCACCATTTTTCGGGATTGTCTCCCTGTTGTTTCTGGTGGATTGTCTCGTGAAATAGGATGTCAGCGGGGATATCACCGCCCTGCGGGGCATAGATAGTATCGCCGTATGGAAAAACCGCAGTTGGTGGCGGATGCAATATGCGAGAAATATCTGCAAAGTTAGGCGGGTGTTCTTTTACTATTTTCATTGCTTTTCCAATCTAGCGGATAACCAAACTTCTTCACCAACCACTGCATCTTCGGATGTTTCGCTAATTCTCGCGCCTTCTCATACGCGGTTGACGGCTCTTCCCTTTCATACGGCACATCTTCTTTCTTTGTGCGAAACCAATGTCCGTAAAAAAATGGGGCGGTTATCACCCTTCCACCTGCAAACCATGTCTTGACCGCAATCTCAAACCCCTGTGCTCCCCAACTGCCCCAATCCTCATCGCATAAGTTCCAATGCCAATATTTTGTACGAGAGACACAAAACAATGAACCTTGTAAAGACATCGTCTCGCGTGGAAAGTTGCGTGTGTTGCCAGCAACGGAAATACAATTCGTACCAAAAACGAAAGAAGTCTCAAACGGCTGGGGCAATATTTTCCATACCTTTTCCCTTTTTATCTGCGACTTCTGGTCTTGGTAGGTTCTTCGCCCTTTTTCGTCTACCCAATCAAATGTGTGGAGACGATGTAAACACCCTGTCGCCACTGTATTCTCGTCCATATGCTCCAATAAAATGCGGTCAAACCCCTGCTGAAGCGAGCAGTGTGCATCCAGTTTCATAACATAATTCCCCCTCGCCATCCGTGCGAGTGTATTTTGCATCGCGCGTTGCCCGATAGGTTTGGGAGAAAAAGATACGCGGATATTCTTATCAGGAAAACCCAGTGGAGTAGTCCAACCATCCAAACCAACGAGCACCTCTACCTCCGTTTCTGCGTGCGCGAAAACATCCTCAATAGTATCGTTCAAATACTCCTCTTGACGCGCGGGGATAAGTATTGAAATCATCGTGCGCTGTTTAGTTTTATATTCCGAGCCGCCATGTCCATTCTCCACGATAAATCTATCACCGTGTGCGTGGGATTATATTGTAAAGCGGAAATAACATAACGCAAAGCATCCAGACAATCATCATTTTCCTCTTGCGGTTCTTCTTTTTCTGGTTGGTATGAGTAAGTCTCAAACTCGGATATCGTATTGAGGCATCGTTCGTGTACTTTTATTTTATTCTCCCGCAAGTAATGTCGCACCCTGTCTATACCCGCCGCTACCGAGCCACTTCCTTTGTGTACTTCACGCACCGAGACGCCAGCACGAGATAAACTCTCCACACCCGACTTGTTTTCAGGGTCGGGGTAGACGGCATTGAAGTTACACGAGGCGACATAATTTACCACTTCGCCTTCTGTCTTATGTCTCTTGACCCACTCATCCAAAACCCACACATTTCCCATTCTGTCTACCTTACAATGCAATACCACAGACGGATGCTCAAATCCCCAGTCCAGCCCCGCAATAAACTCCACCACCATTCCGACATCGGGTTCGGTCTTGACGACATGGTGCGTCCGCTTGAAGTCCTTATAAATAAGCCCCTCCTGCTTCACAAACTCCGCCATATATTCTTGCGAAAAACGCTCAGGCGACAACTCTTTTCTTGCCTCTTCAATTTCTTTCGGGTCAATATGCGGGTTGTCATAAGAAGTCGCGTGAAATGTTTTATAGTTCTCATTCTTCAACTCCAAAAGAGTCAAATCGTACCAATGATTGAAACCTTGTGGACGAGAAATAAACATTGCCTGCCCCTTACGCGGTCCGAGTGTCGGGCGTAAAATCTCCTGCCACCCAACCCAAAAGTTTCTATACTTCGACACCTCATCCATAACCAAAAAATCAAACTCCTCTCCAACCAGCGCCGAGATATTTTCCCAGCCGTCAAAATACACGGTAGAGTAGTTACCATCCGCAAGAGAAAGCTTGTTATTTTTTATGTAAAGCTCCAAATTGCTTTCGTTTGCCTCCTTTGCAAACAAGGGGGTGATGCGTATTTTCGCCCTATCCCACGCAATCCGTTTTGCTTCTTTTCTCGTTTCTCCAATATATGATATTTTCGGTCGCTTGCTGTGTGTATAACGACGAATGGCGGCAAAGCCAATTATCTCTTCTATGGCGAGGTCTGTCTTCCCGCTTTTTCTTCCAAAATTGAGCACGCGAAAACGATGTATGTCTCGCGCAACTTCCGCCTGTTTTTCGGTGAGTTTCATGACGACTTATCCTCTATCTCATTTTGTAGTGTTTCGTGTTTCGCCAATAACTCGCTCGCCACCACAAAACGAACCGCAGTATTTTCCGTTGAGCGTCCAGATAGGAGTTGTATGTTTTTTGTATCCTTATCAGTCGCCTCTACGAGATGAGAATAAGGGACTTTTGTCAAATCTTTTTCTGCGCGCGCTTTCATCACGCGGTCGCGCTCTTTGGCAAGTTGCGCAAGGTAAGGCTGGATAATGCGCTGGAACGATTGTGTCTTCTGTGGAACACCAACATTGGCGGAATTGACAGAATACCCGCTTTTTATTGCGATAGCACGAATTGAAGGTTTTCTACCATTCCTAATGTTCTCCAACACTTGTCTCGCAACACTCTCCGCCATAAGAGAACGAGACCCCATAATTCATGTATAAAAAATACCCAACACTTACTAATAAAAGTCAATACTCAAAAATATGGTGTGAAATAAGCGTTATACGAAAATCTTGCAAACGAAATGAAGTTATCCACATTTTTTACTTGCATGAAGCAAGCCGACCTGCTATACTATCCTACAGATACGAAAACGCTAGGGCAAGGGGGTGAGCGGAGCGGAAAATAAAATACACACAAACTACCCGCAAGCCCCTCGCCCTCTTATCCTAGCGCTTCACCAGTTTTTTGTCAATTCAAAAGATATACACAGAGAAGAGGTGGAGGAGAAAATAAAAAACATTATGACAAATGAAATCATGTATTGCCAATGGGGATACTCAATGACCATAGTTGACTTCTACCGAGTAATAAAAGAAACAGCAAAAACCCTACTTCTCAAAAAGATAAAACAAGAAAAGAAAGCAAATGGTTTCCTTACAGGAACAACCACACCAGTAAACGAGTTTGCAGACGGAAATGAAGCAGAACAGGTGCGCTTGTATAAAAAAACTGCTTTTGCAGACATTGGAAAAAATAAACCTTACTTTACAAGTAAAACAAGAGGATATACAAAATCTTTTCACTTTTGGGACAATAAACCAGTCGCATATAATCACTGCGACTAAATTATCAACCTTTAACCTACGCTCTCCCCCGCCTCTTCCCTGTGTGTATCTAATAACAAAACCGACAACTGGGCGGGGAGGGGAAAATTATCTATGAACATAAAAATCAAAAAACGGTACAACTCTAATGTATTGTACGAATCAGAAAAAGAGACATTGAAAGAAGTTGTTGTAGAAGCGGTATCTAAAAATACGGACTTGAGCGGTGCGGACTTGAGCGGTGCGGACTTGAACGGTACATACTTGCGCGACGCGTACTTACACGACGCGGACTTGAGCGGTGCGTACTTGCGCGACGCGGACTTACGCGGTGCGGACTTGAGCGGTGCGGACTTGAGCGGTGCGGACTTGAACGGTACATACTTGGGCGGCGCGGACTTGCGCGACGCGGACTTACGCGACGCGGACTTTTATAAGACCCTTTTCTATGGTCGTGAAGGAGAAACAAAAATCAAGGAATCACAAATAGAGGCATTTCATGCCGCACTAGGAATTGTAGTTGAAAAAGACATAAACAAACACAAATAGTAAATTACCCACTAACCCACGCCCCCTCACTCCTCTATCGCTTACGCAAGGGCGATTCCTGCGTAGGTTGCGTTCTGCGGGGCAGATGGAGGAGGGAGGGGTAAATAAAAAAGTATGAAAACATATCAAGAAAGAGTTAGAGAACTAGAACAAGAAGGTTTACCCACTTCAGACGCACAAGGCGTTGCTGATGTTGAAGTTATGAAAGGGAAAATAATGGAAGATACTGTGCGAGAAAGCAAATGCGAAGGATACAAATGTGATGGAAACTGCGAATTCGGTTGTAAATAATTACCAACTAAATTACACCTCTCCCCCCCAGTTGTCGGCGTTGTTTATAAAAAAAATTATATGACCCTAGAAAAATCACCACAAACAAAACGCTGGAAGGCGAGCGCAAAAGATACAAACGGCATTTCCTTCTACGGCTTCGGCACAGACGCGGGACTTGCTATCGCAGAGTGCGTACAAGCGATGCAGTGTCGTGAAATGAAATGCCCACTCTGTGGAACGCAACTGGTAGGAACGAAAGCGGCGGAGTTGCACGCGAAAGTACGAGCGCAAGGAAAGAAGGGGGGACAGAAACTCTTAGAGAAACGCGGGGTGGATTATTTCCGCACGCTGGGAGCGAAAGGGGGGAGCGCGGCGAGAAGAAAAAAGAACTAGGTCAAATACATCCACAGACCGTTCTCGTAACGCATCCATTGTTTTGCGTCCACATTCCAGCGAGGGCGTTTCCTTGCTGTCTCCAACCACGCGCGCAGATGCAAGTTGATTGAGAGAAAACTACCAAGATGCCCCCAACCGATATGGTGATTATTCGTACCAATTCCCTGACAAAGCCAGCAAAGATTACCTAAATCGTTTTCTTTTTCTGGACAGGTAGCAAATGGTTCAAAATGGTGGAGTTGAACACGCGCACTCTTACATCCAAATACCTCGCATTGTTTTGGCTTTATTTTCTCATATTCCTTCTTGGTATTTTCCCACTGCGGACTGCGGGGGATCCCCCCCATTGTCGGCGCGTCTGCACCAAAAAGATTGAAGCGGGCAAAGAGAGAACGAAAAATAGAAAAACAATTCATCGGCTTTTATGTTTTGTGCGCTTCCAACCCCCGGTGGCGTAATACGCCTTCACCTGTTTTGCACTGTACTTTCGTCCGCTGGGACTCTTATATCCTCTTTTTGTCCTAGTGAACGGCATAGGAGAGTAAAATGCGTCTAATGAGAGCGTATTGCGTTCTAAAGGCATCCTAGCCCTTATCCTTCCCCCGTTCTACGGGGTACGGGATTGGCTCCACTTCACTTCTCGGCACGCTCTGCCTCGTTTCCACCTGCTGGGGCAACGGAGATACCTCCCTCGTTTCGTTGCGATACAGGGCGAAGAAGAAAACGAGGACGACCGCGAGGGCGAGGAGAACGAATGTAGTTTTTTTCATTTCTTTTTTTTGCTTTACTTTTTTCACAATCAGGGCATATAGCAAAACCCCAATCTTGCGACCAGAAACGCTGTACCTTTGTACCGCACATTTTACACGAGACGAGCATAGAAAGCAACTGGGGATAACTTTTTATTTACTTGAGACGGGTATACTCATCCCACGCCTCCTTTATCTCCCCCCATACCTCCACAATCTTGTCTCCAAAGGCAACCACCTCTGCGGGGGTAATAGTGCGGGTGAAAACAAAGAGACGACCCGTCAATTCTATCACTCCATCCCGTTCGCTGGAGTAGAGCGTCTCCTCGCCAACTTCCATCTCTAACGGCTCTTGTTTGGTCTCCAGCCACGAAAGCGTCAAGTGCGGGTCAAAGAAACCGCACTGCGCGTTTACTGCCGCCGCGTAAAAGAGCAACTGGTCATGTGTATCTACTCGCTCCTGTGTCCACGGGATACGCCCCGTCTTGTTTTCAAAAATAGAACCATGTGCGGGAGAAAATGAGTCCAAAACCGATAGGGTGGGTATACCGTGTATCCTCGTTTCCACTCGCCACTCCCGACACTCACCTCTCGGCACTTTTGATAAAATCGGATGTACAACATTCTTCTGCTCCAACATCTCGGCAATCTTTTTTCCAAATAAAGTTTCCTTCGTCTCAAAGGGAGGTTCACCTTCAAAGTATTTCCGTTTGTACGCTTCCCTATCTTTTTTCCAGAGCGCGTACTGTGAATACGACAAGTATTTTTTCATAAAAAAACAACGCCATGATTTTACAATAGCGTTGTCTTTTCGGCAATGGTCTCTGTGTGTATAACCCTAGAACTTGTCCGCCTT